TACCAGTAGTAGAATTAGTATATTGAGTATAAGAAGACCCACTATCAGAAGCTGAAATCACTTCTGTATATGCAAATCCTCCACCGCCAGTTACAGTTAAATCTCCATCAATGGTTACATCGCCAGATATTGTACCGCCAGATTTGAGGCCTCCCTCTGAACTCATAAAATTTGTGATCATACTAAACCTCTACTACTCTTACTGCGACAGCCGCAACACCAAGATGATTAAAGTACACTGTAGACCCAAGCCCCTGAGGAACTGTTAAAAACACCAAGGTCTCTGCTGGTATTTTAAGATCATTACTTGTATTACAATCTGTAGTCGTTGAAGAAAAATTAAAATATATTGCCCCTGCAGCATATACTCCTATTTGACCAGACTTAGATACATCTAAATGTATTGTATCTGTAGTAGCTGTTCCACCATGAGTTGCTGCTGAGTTGACTGTCCATTCTCCACCAAACCCTGCTGAGTTTAGTGACTCTTGTACTGATAAGTGTTGTTTCTTTGCCATGTTATCCTCCTGCCCTAAGGATTGACGATCCGTGAATGGGCTTGTTTTATTAAATTATTTATGCTACATCATCTAAAATTGCTGCTACCTGCACAGTTACAGTTGCAGATCCTTGAGCAGTTGCATATCCGTATGTTCCATCAAGTGTGCAACTTCTAGCGTGTAAATCTTCAACAGTTGTATTAACTGGTTTTAATACAATCATTTCACCTGCACCTATTATATTTATTCCCTTTAAATCGTATGCTGCAGTACCAGTAATTAAATCAATAGCAACTCCTTCTGTTGCTGTCGATGATGTGTTTTTAATAGCAATCCAATGTACTTTATCTCCTGTAGCTACTTGAGTAGAGCTACCTAAATAAGAATCGCCAGTATCTAATAAATTTGTACTAGCTCCATTACCTACTGCTACTTCTGCAAAAACCCATTTATCACTAGCATCTTTAGGTTCATAATTAAAAGAACCACCCATACTTGATCTTATATCGTCCATAAAAATAGATGTTGTTAAATTTGATGATGCTTTATCTGCCATAATTAAGCTCCTTGTTGTTGTGGCATACCACCACTTATTAATATTTGTAAACCTTGATTATACTCACCTCTGAGTTGATTATATTGACCTTGTTTCCATTGATAGTCTATACTTTGTTTTTGTATCTTTGCTCCATAATTAGAAACATCGCTACTGTATTTTTGCATTGTAGAACCTACCTCAGCTTGATATTTTTGATTATCAGCTTGATATTTACTTAATGTAGATCCATACTCCTGCACTTCCTTTTGAAAATTATTAATAGCATTTTGAAGTTCCAATTGAACATCTTTATCTAAAATAGATTTTCGTGTAGTAAATTCTTGCTGTGCATTTTGAATTGCAACTTGTATATCTTTTTGAAAGTTTTGAGACTTTCTTTGTACGTCTTGCTGGTAAACTACATTAGACTCATTAAAAGAGTTCAATGCATTTTGAATATCTGTGCTGTATTTTTGTAAATCTGTTGATCTTTCAGCTTGCCAGACTCTTAAATCTGCTTCAAGGTTTTGTTGATACTGCTGAACTTCTTTAGCAACATTTGCTTGATATAATTGTATTTCAGATTGAAACTTTTGTATTAATTGAGAATCATCTGCTTGAGATAAATCGCTATCTTTTAATGCTACTTGGAGTTTAGACTGATACTCCACATTACTATCATTAAATTTATTTAACTCATTTTGTATATTTGCTTGGTACTCTGCTATTTGAGAGTTTATTTCTTGTATTTTTGTTCCTGCTAACTCAACATCTTCATCAATAGAAATAAATGTATCTACTGTGCCGAAAGAAGGAGCGACTACTGGAGGAGTGTAAACTGGAGCATTAACATTAAAAGTCACGGAATTAGAAGATAACGTTGGTATTGATGGCGCAACAGATATAATACTTAAATCAGATATTGCTGGAGCAGCTCCTAATGTTAAAACTGGAGGTACATAAGAAGGTGCATCCTCAGTTAATACTGCCATATCGCTAACAGATACCAATGGTTGTACAATATCAGATACACTTGCATCAGTATAGGTAAATGAAGGAGCAGACGGACTTGATGGCGCTACTGGCAAAGACGGAGAACTAATATCTGAAGGTAAACTAGATGTCTTATCAGATAGTAATCTTTGTAAACATTTTATAGCACCTCCAAGTATCATTAGATACTCAGCCTCTAAGGGAAAAAACTGTGTTGCTGTAGTAGAATGAGTAATAAGATTTGTACCATCAGCAGTAGGTCGCTTAGGCACATATATCAATTTACCACTTGTCTCTGAACCAGCAGATACAATATATACTTTTTCACCTTTTAAATAGTATATCGGATCTACAGAACTTGAGTAATGAATAGACCCATTGTCTTTATACTTAGCAGCTTCTGACCACGATACTTCTCTTGCTATATACGAATCTTTATGTACTTCTAATATCTTTCTATTATTTATTGTTAATCCACTAGATGTTATTGATGACTCATCTGAATAGGATAATAACAAAGAAGATGGAATAGCATTTATAATCTCAGTTCCAGAATCTATAAGAGACTGGGTAATGAGACTATCATCTCCTACGCTTCCTATTAAATCTTCTACTTGTACTTTAAAACTAGCCATTAGAAATCATACTGCCTTATGTGATACCCAGAGCCATCTCTACCTTTATTGGCATATCTCTTTCCTTCTCGTATACACATTTCCCATTCATTATTAAAATATTGAGCTACTTGCAATGTTTGAGGGTTTAGCTCATACCCTTTAGCTATAGCATACTTTGCTAAAGCATCGTGAAATTCTTCTGGTATTGCTGGGGATTCGTCCATACCAATACCTGTACCTGAATCTGCTGCTATAAAACTCTCATCTAATTTTGTAAAATAAAGTCTAAGTTCCTTTATCTCAGAAGGCGATATATAACTAGCGCTTGAATCTGTTTCAGAAACCTTAGCTATACCTAAATTGTCTCTTTCTACCCACCAAACATTTTTTAAAGCACTTATTCTAGCATCTAAACTCATGTTATATCCGTTTTTTCTGGAGAACCAACTAATCTAGGAATCTCATATCCATTATAATCAACTCTAGTTATCTCAGATATAGAAGAGTCTATACTTGATAAGTCATAATACCTTTGATCAGCTGCTGTATTAACTGTAGCTGTTCCATTCAGTACTCTAGTCTTTCTACAAAATTCCTTTAAAGCTTTATTTAAGAATATACGTATTTGCGTATCGCCTAGATTTGGATGATGTTGTTTTACTGTTTCTATTAGTTGCTGTTGAGTCATTTAATCTTTAAAGGCTTCCTTAAAGCTTTTATAACCGCTTCAAACATTGTTTTCTTTTTCTTTTTCTTTGGCATTTTTTTTCTCCAATGTCAGGGGAGCACTAGGCTCCCCCAACACGTTTTGTTTAGTTATCAAACGTTATTCCAGCATAGTTCTGAACAAACGCTTCTACATACCAACCTGTTCCATCAGAAACTAATCTGACCCTGTCTCCCTTTAGGGAGGCAGAAGAAAAGGTTATCTTTGTATTAGCAGAAGCCCCCACATCAGCATCTGTTGCAGCACTTTCTCCCTGAGTAGAACCGTAAACGGCCCCATAAAAATCCTCAGAGGCTGCAGCTTGTATGATAGTACATACTGCAGTACTGTAATCAGCAGACTGAATGATCTGAAATTCTAAACCAGCAGCCGCAGATGGAAGTGTAATATCCACTCCATTTGCTCCCATTAGAATAGTTTTTCCAGAATCAGCAGGAACTAATGTTGCATCAGCACTAACTGTTTTAATGCCTGCACTTGAACCACCTAAATAAGGTCTAGCCATTATAAGCCTCCTTACGCTGTGATTTTAAACAGATGATGACTTTCAATTAGCTGTATACCAACACCTTCATCAGACATGTATTGATCTTTAACACCATCAAAGGCATTATCGGTCTTAATGTTTGTCTGATACATAGATGGACGATAAACTGCATGGAACAGATTCTCATCAGATACAACTGCCATGTACTTGTTGTAAGGCCCACGCAATGCTGGAGTTGGAATCAACTGCAACATTCCATGAGGCGTTTCAAGTACTCTGTAGTTGAAACCAAGAGCATCACGCTTCATGTCTCCAAGAGAAACTGTCCAACCTGAGTTGCCAGCTATTCCTGAAGAACCAGCCATTTTAGACCAGTAACCAAGTGCACCAGCACCACAGAATGCACGCTTAACGCCTGCTTCTGGAATATACTGGAATACTTTTTCCATGTCGTCCACGAAATCTCCATATGCATATGAACTGTCAACAGTAAATACGTTTTGTGCATCATGAGTAGATGTAGACTCACCAT